CCCCTTCCATACCGACCGACCCACGTCCACCTTCAGTTGTCAAAGAGCGAATCATTTCCTACCCAACAATGGTAACACAATGGCCTTACAATGTCAAATCTGGCAACATCGCATGGGATACCATCACCCGAAGGTAACCCGAACCACCCCGGGGGCCCCCCACGCGAGATGACCCCGGCGGCAAGGACACTGTCAAACGCTCGCAGCATTTTTTAAGCGCTCACTCACAACGACGTTCGCTATGTGATGCACAATAGGTATTCAAATTTGTATAAGTTGATGACAGTATTGACAGTATTGACAGTATTCAGTTTGCGGCTCCATCGCTACGCGATAGTCAACAAACCCGATATTGACATCTAAGCCAAGAATTGGTATCCTTCGGTAGGAGTACGAACATATGGAGGCAGAATTTGAGCGCCGCACAATCCAGACGACTTTCACCAAGAATGAAGATGGCGACTCGTCTTTATTCGACTGGTGCCGTCAAGACCAAGAAAGACGCCGCAGAAGCTGCTGGAGTAGCGCCAGGGTATTTCTACATTGAGTCATCGCCTAAGAATGGAAATCCAAAGGTGCTAGACTTTATCAATGGAATAGACGCCGAGATTCATTCTGAAGCGGTTGACATGACTAGGGTGCTTCAGAAGCTTGGACGGCGCGCGGTAAGAAACATCGCTGAGCTTATGGAAAGGACTGAAAGTGAGTCCATCAAGCTCAAGGCATCCCAAGACTTAGCTGATCGCTCAATGGAAACACAGAAGACCCAACGTCATATCGTTGAGTCGTTCAGTATTGGTGAAGAAAGCGGGAAGGCTATCGCTGCGGCGTTGGCTGAAGCCGCGAAGGTCCAGAAAGAATTCGCCCATGTCACCGAAGGTGACTTTGTTCGAGTGGATATGTCCTCAGGAGCAGAGATCTATGAGCGGGAGCAGAAGGCACGAAAAGTTGGGGAAAAAGCCATCGGTACCGGCGACTCCAAGTCACAAGCCGGGGGTAACGGGCAGCATCCCAGCGAAGACAGCGCGGCCCTTTGACGGAACCGAAGACTACAAGGCCGACTCAACAAAGCTAGGGAGTGGGGGTTTCCCTCGCGCCGGCCGTACTTCCCAGGGTGGCGATGCCTAGGAAACCGTCGAAGCCTCGTAAGCCGTCGAAGCCAAAGACGCCTCCTCGCAAAGGCACTCGTGTTAATGCGAAGACGCCTAAGGTTCGCGGCGTACCGAATCCGAGGTATTAGTGGCTCAAGATCTGCCGCAGCTAGACGAGAACATTGTGATGCTTCCGGAGGACATTCGGGAGGATCTTGCTGAGCGTGGTCGCAATGACTTGTACTTCTTTGCCAAAGCGATTCTAGGTTACAGTGACATGAGTGTAAGCTGTCACGGACCGCTCTGCATGTTCCTCACGGACCATCCTTCCCGGTTCAAGCTTGTTCTTATGCCGCGAGGTCATTTTAAGACATCAGTGGCGACGATTTCAGGCACGCTTCAGCGGACAGTGCGTGACCCGAACTCACGGCAGCTTATGGCAAATGAGACAAGCACAAATGCAGAGCGGTTCCTTAACGCGATTAGACAACACGCGGAAGCGAACAAGGTCTTTCGCGCGCTTTACAGCGACATCATACCGAAGGATACGAGGAAGTCGCGATGGTCGAACCAAGAGTTGCAATTTGTGAGACAGTGGATGGGTCCGGAGCCGTCTATCGACACGATGGGTATGACGGGAGCGATGACTTCACGGCACTATACCCATATCACCGTAGACGATCCCATTTCGGAAGAGGCTGTCAAAAGCGCGTCTGTGATGCAGGATGTGATCACTCGTATCGACAAGTTGTTCTCATTGATGGTGAAGCCGGACTCGGATACGTTCCATTTGATTGGAACTAGATGGGCGTTCTATGATGTTTATGAGTTCTTCATTCGCCAGTTCAACGATCATTTGGCGAAGTTTGTTCGTGGTGCTATTGAGGACGGTCAGCCGATCTTCCCAGAACTCATTTCCCTAGAGACGCTGGCACAGGCCAGGGCGTCGATGGGTGAGTATTCGTTCTCTTGTTTGTATATGAACAACCCTCGTAACGTTGAATTGCAAGACTTCAATGTTGAGGATCTGCGATTTTGGCGTTGGGCCACTGATGAAGAGGGGATCATCTTGTATGATCGTCAGGGCCAGATTAGCAAAGAGGTTCCATTGTCGTCGTTGGACATTACTGTCGCAGTGGATCCTTCGCCGGCTGAGACAGTAGGCAGTGATCCTAATGCAATCGTCACTACGGGAGTAACGCCCAACGGAGAGGTTATCGTCCTCGATGCTTGGAGTAAGCGCTGTACCCCCCTGGAGGTGATCGAAAAGATGTTCGAGCTGAAGCGCAGGTTTTCACCGCGCGCCTTCGGCATCGAGGACGTGGTTTATCAGAAGGCACTGAAGTATTTTGTGAAAGCTGAGTGCGCACGGCGCAACACGTACATGAATGTTGTTCCGTTGAAATCGTCAGGTAGACGTGGCCGCACAAACAAGGGCGTTAGTGGTGAGAAGCTGCATATCCGAGCCCTTCAACCATTATGCGCCACCGGACGACTCTACATCCTCCCGACGATGCACGAGATGAGGAATCAACTGGCTGACTATCCGCTAGGTAAGCACGATGATGTGATTGATGCTCTCGCTATGCAAGTCCAGATGTGGCATGGCGTGATGAGTGAGGAACGTCTGGCTAAATACAAAAGATCAGAGCGAGAACTCATCTCGAGGATGCGGGCTCGTCAGGGTGGCCAAAAGCCAACGACGCGCGCGCAGTTGCTTTCCACCATTCCTAGACGAGCTCGTGATCCTCGAGACATCCCACATCCAGATGACCTTGGTCTCTATGATTTGGTCACCGATACGTGGGAGGAAGTCACGTTCAACTGATGACACTTATTCAAGTTTGTATACCTCAATTACACCCGATGAGCGCTCCGGCAATCATCCAGAAGATGGAGGATCTGCTTGAACGACGAAGGCTCGTCACGCTCACCCGAAGAGAGTTTCTGGCCCAATGGAGATCTCTTAGAGATTCCCTTTATAACACCCGAGGGTATCAAGAGTTTGTCTCAGCAGTATGGGAAAAGTATGACGGTATATGCTGCGAATGTGGTGAGGCCGGAACAGAAGTCCACCACAAGATTCGAGTGGCTATACAACCGAGCCTCGCTCTTTCGGTGTCCAACGGTCGACTTCTGTGTAGTGACTGTCATGACCGCCAGCCCGGCCACCAATGCCTGCACCGCGCTCGGAGGGCCGCACACACTACCACTCGGGCCACCGCAGTCGGCCAAACCTCTCGGGAGCTCGCCCCCACGACGCCGCGCGCAGCGCGCACCGGAAAAGTGATGACATTCAAACAGGCTCCAGCGTAATTAATGACTACTCCGATTGTGTTTCGTGATGAGAGTGTTGAGGCTCCGCTGCAGCAATCGGTCTCAATCGACGATGCTTTCACGCCGATTTTGGAGCGTGACGGTGATGCTCCGTTGCTTCCTCCACCGATCATCGAGGTGGATCCTGAGCGGATGGAGAAATTTAAGGCTTGGCTAGATGAGAATCTCCAGACCTTGATTTTTGAGCAAGCTGAGAAACAAAAAGAGTGGTCCCAGTACGAAGAGGACTTCCGTGCCAGACCTGAAGCTTGGAAAACCGAGCCATTTGAGGGAGCTGACAATACAGTTATCCCTGTCATTGCAATGGCTGTGGATCCTGTGGTTGCTCGTCTACATACAGGAATCTTCCAGCAAGATCCAGTCTTTCGAGCCAAGGCGCTCAAGAAGTCCTTTGTCAAGATCATGCCGTCTATCGAGCACTGGATTGAATACTACCAGCGTCACAAACTGAAGCTTTCCCAGGTTATGGGTCCACGGCTGCTCGAGCACGCTAAGCTTGGGACCTTCGTGCTTAAGACAGTGTTTGACATCGAGGAGCATCCTGTCAAGACATACGACGAGAACTTTGAGGTCGTTGAGAAGCTGATCACTAAGTTCAAGGGTCCTCGAGTATTTGGAATCGAGCTTGGTAGCCTTCTATTCAATCCTGGTTATCAGACGATCCAAGATTGTCCTATCGTCGCTGAGCGTCAGTATTCCTCCTGGTGGGATTTGAAGGTCGCTGAATCTGCTGGTAAGCTTGCCAATGTGGATAAAGTGAAGGGCCAGGAGACTCCTCAGCGGACCGAGCTCGAGACTGCCCAGCAACAGGCTGCTGCCCACGTAGAGAACGCTTCCACGCGCTACGGGCTCATCGAGAACTTCGAGATTTGGTGTAAGTACGACATTGACGGGGATGATCTTCCCGAGCGTCTGGTTGTGACTTATCACAAAGATACTCAGACGATCATGCAACTTCGGTACAATTGGTACTTCCACCAGCGGTATCCCTACACTGTTACACCCTATGCAATTACATCGAAGTCGATTTATGGCCTAGGTTTGGCAGAAGCCACCAAACCCTTTCAGGATGCCATAACCAAGTGGCACCAAATGGCGACTGACAATGCCTACCTAGCCAACATTCGTATGTTCATTGCCAAGAAGGACTCTGGAATTGAGGAGGTGCCAAGACTCTACACTGGGCGGGTGTTCTTCGTAGATGATCCATCCAAAGACTTCATTCCCTTTGGTGCTGGAGACATCTACCAGTCCACTATCATCGAGCGTCAGAACTTGTTTGGTATGGTCGAGAAGCGGTCCGGTATCAGCGACTATCTCACTGGAAGGGAATCCCCTGTTCTTGGTAGTCGTGCGACTGCGACCGGCACTCTGGCGCTTATTGAGCAGGGGACGAAGAGGGTCGAACACGTTCTCGAAAACGTGCGGACGGGGCTCTCTGAAGTGCTGGAGAACTGTATGTACATCTGGATTCAGTATGGACTCGGTGATCTAGATGACATAGTCTTCGGCGGTGACGTTATCGCTGATGACCTACGTGAGTTCTTCGGTCAGATAAGTGCCGAAAACGTCAACGGCGCTATTGCGATTGACTTGTCGGTTACAGACGCGGGTACGAGCCGTCAGGTCATGCAGCAGATGCAGCTGCAACTGATCCAGATAATGATGCAATATCTGGAGAAACTTCTTCAGGCTGGCGCAGAGGCTATTGCCGCTATGAAGCAGGGATCACCTGAGTTCGCTGAAATGGTTAAGGATGTCATGACGGCAGCTCGGATGATGTTCAAGGATCTGTTGCATAAGTACGACATTCGCAATCCTGAGGAGTACCTGCCAGACATTGGGGACTATCTCAATGGGAGTCAAGTTTCAAGACCCCCAGCAGCAGCTGGAGGCGGAGGAGCAGGACCGGAAGCTGCAATTGCAGGACTCCTTGGAGGACTTGGCGGGGCAGGAGGGCTACCAGGCGGTCCTGCAGCACCTTCGGTCCCAACAGCAGCGCGACCTGCGACTATTGGGGGAGGCAGATGATTTCCCTTTGGTCAAGTATCTACAAGGCTTGATTAAAGGAAGGCACGATGCGATCACAGCTGTGGATGATCTACTACGAACAATGAGGAGCGAAAAGTGACGGAACCAATTAGTGCCACAATGGATGAACTGGCGGTTGTAGCCGGGGATTCAGAGGCTAAGAAGCCGATAAATCCAGCAGAAGTGAAGCTGGAAGGTGATGGAATACCTGCTGAGTTGCAGGGAAAGACGCTTGCAGAAGCGCTTTCACTAACACAAAAGCTCAGCGAGTCGTTGAAGTTGTCTGAGGAAGCACGACAGCAGGCAATGATGATGGCCCAGGTGGCAGCTAAGACGCCTTCGGCACCAGCAAAGGCTGAGCCACCGCCGGAGCCTGAGGTTACAGATGAGCAACTGGCCGAGATGATGCAGGAAAACCCTGTAGCGGCAGTGAAACTTATGCAAGAAAGAGCGATCAAGCAGGCCGTCGCTCACTATGACCAACGCTTGGAGCCGCTTTTTAGAGGAAATGTCAGTTCTGCGCTGGAGGCGGCTAAGGCAAAGTACGCAGACGAGTTCGAACTGTTCGGAGAAGAGATTCAGCAGACGATTGACAACCTTCCGGACCCGTCTGCGATGGCAAATCCACGAGCATACACTGATTTGGTAGCGTATGTCCGTGGAAAGGACGGGAACTTCGATAAGTTGGTTGCACATCGCATATCGAAGACCCAGAAAGTTGATGCAGAAGCTGCTCGGGCGGCTCAAGCAGCTGGTGCAGGGTTTAATGTCAAGCCTGGAGTCAGTTTGCCTTCTTCTGTATCCGGTGGTGGTCAACTTGACGATACTCAGAAGGAAATTGCTAGGAATCTGAATATGTCGGAAGAAGATTACCTCAAATGGAGCAAGGTGTAACATGGGACTCGATGACCTGAAGAAAATGAAGAAAGCGCTCGAGCATGAGGAGGCCAAGACTTACGGAGGAGCCCCATCTAGGACTCCTAAGAATCAGATGCTCGACGTAAATGATCTACAAAAGGAACGTCCAGACAAGCGTGTGCGCTGGATACAGACGGGGAACAAAGAGAAGGCCATGTCGCGTAAGGCGGATGGCTACGAAGTGATCCCCGAATCTGAGGGAGGCCGTACTGTTGGCGGACTCTCTATCGCCCAAACGAGCAGAGAGAATTATGAAGCTCGCACGGCAGAAGCGAAGCGAATTCATGAGCATAGGTTGAAGGAGCACAAGACAGAAGTTCAGCGCGCTGTTCAAGGCGTCGTCAGGGAGCTCCGGGACAGACACGGAATTACCGTGGACGAGAAACGTATCTTCATTGACGAGTGAGGTAAGGAATGGCATCTGATTTTCCTGCCTACATTGCGAGTGGGTACGAAGATACCGAGGTGGTGGCTTATCCCATCGCGTCAGACGCACACGTGGTTCCTGGTAGCTTCTGGTTCTATGACACTACCGGAAACGATGCTAACATTTGTGGAGCAGATCCTGCGACCATTGCAGGGCTCTCTGAGATCGACTCAGCAGAGGCTGACGATCTCACGCCTGACGGGCAGGTACCACTGAGGGTCATCGTTGGCTCAAAGTGTAGGATTGCGCTCGCAAGCGCAACGACCCCAGCGCAGTCTCATGTTGGGGATCAGTATGGTATCACGTTGGCAAACGGTAGATGGCGGCTGGATGTGAGCAAGACAGGGGCTGACGCTCGAGTCTTGGTTCGCGCAGTTGACATCACTAATGGCATCTTTTTCTGCCAAGTCCTCAACGATCAGCTGCAATTCGCAGCTATCGCCTAACCGAGAAGGAGCTGACTAGATGACTATGGTACGCGGCGCCTTCTCGAACCTCCTTGCACCTGGTTATCGAAAGATTGTTTTCGAGACCTACAAGGAGCGTCCGCTGGAAGGCACAAAGCTGGTGAACATGGAGACCAGCAAACGGGCTTACGAGGAAGATTTCCCGATCGCAGGTTTTGGGACGCTTCTGGGTAAGGCCGAGGGTGGACCCATCACTTACCAAGACGCTATCCAGGGAACCGTGAAGCGGTACACTTGGAGCACTTGGGGTCTGGGCTTCAGGATCACCCAGGAGATGATGGAAGATGATCTCTACGGCATTATGGGCAACCGTATGTCGAAGGCTCTTGGTCGCTCCGCAAGGAACAACCAGGAAGTGATCATGCATGCACCTTACAACAACGCCTTTGACACCAGTGTCGTTGGCTTCGTTGCAGGTGAGTCGCTTTGTGACACAGCACATGCTGCGTTGCGTGGCGCGAGTCAGTCCAACCGTACGGATGCAGACTTTGATCTGCTTTCGTTGCAGGCTGCGTTGGAGCACTTCCACAACCTCGATGACGAGTCGGGGATTCCCGCGGTGTTCATTCCGCGGACTGTGGTTCATGGAGTGAACGATCACTGGTTGGTCAGTCAGGTGCTGAAGTCTCAGTATCTGCCTGGTGGTGATCTGAACGACATCAACCAAGTGTCACAGGAAGGCCTCATGCCTCACCTGTCTCACTACATCACTGATACCGATGCGTGGTTCGTGTTGGCCAGTGAGCACAACGTCCAGTATTTTGATCGTCGTAGCCCGACGTTCAGCAACTCGGACGACTTTGACACAGGTGACGCCAAGTTCAAGCTGACCAGACGTAATGGCTCAGGCTTCGGTGACTGGCGTGGCATCTGGGGAAGCCAAGGTGCCTAAATGTCGCCACTACTCTCAGGATACGGCAACCCAGGTAATGCCCAGACGACACGTGGCCGGCGATTCTCGCTGGCTCATCTTCACAAGCAGTCGTGGACCAATCCGCTTGCGATTGATGATAACGGGATTCTGACCGCGACTGCAGGTCCGAATGCCACTACAATTACTCCCACGTTGGTTGGTGCATATGTAGCAGCTGGTGTAGCAACGCTAGCACATCCGCGTAACGTCATTGTCACAGTAACGCACAACTCGTCGATTGTAGCGTGTAATGGAGTTGTTACTGGTACTGATATGTACGGCAAGACGATTACGGAGACGTGGGCTGTCACGGCCACTGGTACATCGAAGACTGATGGTACAGCTAAGGCGTTCAAGACGGTTACGTCAGTCACGATCATCGCTGCAACGGATGCTTCAGCCAATACCATCATTGTTGGTACTGGCGATGTGTTGGGCCTTGAGATGGTCAACGTGATTACGTCGCCTGTCAAGGAGTTGGAAGATGGTGCGGCTCCTACAGCTGGTGTGTTAGTCGCTGGCTCAACATCAGCTAACGTCGATGAGTATGGTACTTACGACCCCAACAGCGCGCTGGATGGTGCTAAGGACTTCGTCATTTGGTACATAGTCGATGACATTCAGTACGATGTTGATTCCTAGGAGATAGCATGAAGACTCGCACAGCTTTGGTGGCTTGCGTTGGTGATAACGAAGGGGCATGGGCCTTTCTCAAAGGTAATGAGAGAGGCCTCATGATCCAAGACTTGGGGCAGAGTGAGAGGATCTTCATTGAGTTTAGGGCAGCTACACCGGCTATTCCAAGCTTGAAACTGTTCTATGCCACTGAGGGCCCTCACTCTCTCCCAAGCCTGGAGAAGTTCGATAAGTACCGTGTAGGGAAGTTGTCCAGAAATGGAGCAAGGTCACCAACTACAGTGGAGATAATGCTCGATGCCAAGGTTACCAATCCGGTTCCCTGACTTAGTTATAGCTATTGGGGAAACGGCAAGCAACGAAATCGAATCTGACTTTGCGCATGGTCAGAATATCGACTATACCATCTATGCGCCGGCTACGCTCCCAGAGACGGTGACGGTTCAGATGTCTCCGGTCAACAGTCCAGCAGCTGGCGACTGGGTGGATATTCAGAAGGATGGTACAGACGTTACGCTTACGGCTGGCAAGGGTACGTTGTTTTCTGGAATGTGTAAGGCTTTGAGGCTGTCTAGTGGAGCGACTGCCGCGGAACGGACGTTTAGGCTTATTGGTCAGGTTGAGGCTGTATGAGGTATTCAAATTTGAATAAGGTGTGGATACTCTCATGAGCCG